CACTGATCACTCTGAGATCCCGCACGAACATAAGTGCGCACATATCATAGCTCTCGATGATGGGAACTATGCAGCACAGCCAAACAATAGATGTATATGGGATATACCATCATTTACAGTTAAGGATGATATTCCTAAATGGAAGGTGCAAACAAGTGAATGGAATGTAGAAAACACTAGTCAGTGGAAGACAGAGGACACTGATAATTTTTTCTACGAAATTGAGGAGAAGAAAAATGATTGAAAAATGTAAGAGAATTTGTTGCAAGATTTGGGATATAATCTGCTGGCCTTTTAAAAAAGTCAAAGACTGGCTTTGGTCAAAATAATTTATGAGTAAGAAACCACTCAACATATCGGAGGAGGCAGCCGTTCAAATGCCTATGAAAACGGTTGCCAGCCTCATCGCGATGATCGCTGTCGGCACTTGGGCTTATTTTGGTATTCACGAAAAGCTTAATCAACACAGCACAAAAATAGAGTTGATGACACAAGACTTAGACCAGAATACAGAATTCAGAATAAAATGGCCACGAGGTCAAGCTGGGTCACTTCCTGCGGACCAGGAGCAATACATGATGATCGAGGATCTTTATAAGACCACCGATCGTTTAAACAAACACATCGACTCCATGGCTTTAAACAAGGTAAACATAGAGTTTTTACAAAAGCAGATGGATAAGGTTTTGATAGATATTGAAAAATTAAAAGATGCGAATAGAGAGATCAAATACAATGGCAACGGGAAGAATTACTAAAAAAGTTTTAGATTATATACAAAAGATTAATAAAGATAATCAAGAGATGAATCTTGCAAGAGGTTTAAAAAAATCTGTCGAACACGGCAAGAACGGTACACAGAGATATGTGATCAAAGAGGGTGAGAACAAAGGTAAGATAGTATGATAGAAGTTGTGGTGGCTTTACTCATGTTCTGGGACGGAGAGATTAAGGAGCATCGTATCCAAGAAAGCATGGCTGCGTGCCTACGCGCCCGTCGTGTTGCTGAGAGAGAATTTAATCCTAACGTGTCTTACAAGTGCATACGTAGTGAGGCAGAAACAGAAGTATACATGGGTGAAAAATCAATCAAAAAACTCCATCTCAAATAGAATTGCAAAAATGCTCCGTACAGCACGTTTCAGGCAACTTGTAATTAAAAATAAAAAGAAATATAATAGGAAAAAATATAAAAATGAATTTGACACGTAACTTCACACTCTCAGAACTTACAAAAAGTGATACCGCGATACGTAAGGGCATCAACAACAACCCTAACGCAGAGCAGATAGAAAAACTAAAAGCATTGTGTGAGAATATTCTCCAGCCGGTACGTGATCACTTCGGCAGGGTCAAGGTGACCAGCGGGTTCCGTAGCGTAGAGCTGTGCCTAGCCATAGGATCGAGTCAGAACAGCCAACATGCAAAAGCTGAGGCGGCGGACTTCGAATGTATTGGCGTGGACAACGCTGAATTATTTGATTGGATTAAAGACAACCTCACACCAGATCAATTGATCCTCGAGTTCTACACTCCCGGCGAACCCAACTCGGGCTGGATACATTGTAGTTGGATACCCGACCAGCCGAGGGCATCATTCTTACACGCGTATAGATCAGAGGGTAAGACTAAATACAAACCTATACTGGGTTCAGCAAGGAAGATAATATGAAAAAGATTCATCTGAGTCTAGGATCCATAGATACTGTTGTTGGTGTCTGTGAGAACTGTGAGGAGGACACGGTTTTGGTGGCTGTGGTTACAGATTATTACAGATGCACCAATTGTGGTGCGGATACAAGACAACACATAAATGGCAGGATAAGATATATGCAGCTATCAGAGGATGATAAACAATGGCTAAAAAGAAACCACTCTTCGGAGTAAATACCTACAGAGGTTCAACAAGAAAGAAAAGACCAGGGCGACATGCCAAAAAACCAAACAAAAAATTCTCACGAAAAAAGTATCGCGGACAAGGTCGTTAAATTGGATAACCGACTGGCTTCTTCTTAGGAATAATAATCTGTGTGCACTCAAATTTAATATATATACCATGCTCATCAACCTCTGATTGACCTATTTCCTCTAATTTATCTATAGATTTTTGATATCCATCCACGAGACACGTATAGCTAGAATCATAGATATTCTCAAAGGTATGGGGTGGCAGACACGTATTTGCCACTGTGCTACACATCAACATTGATAACAAATAATTCATTGACATTCCCTTTAAATTTTAATAGGATATCCTACATTATATGTACAAAAGAAAGGTTATAAATGACAGACTTTAGCAAATATAAAAATGTTTCCTTATCCAAGGATACATATATCAAATTAGATAGTTTGAGAAGGGTCATAGTGCCCAACACGACAATATCCCGTGCTCAGACAGTCAATATATTGGTTAACGAAAAGGTTGATAAGTTAAATGGTAAGTTATCAAAAGTTAAGAACAAGTGATGATTATATACGGCCAGAACCAGAACTTAAACTCTGGAGGGCTGTGTTAGGTCTAGCTGCAGATGATGCCATCAAGGACAGGTATAAATTCCATGAGGGCAGGAACACGATAGATCAGGCAAGATCTTGGTTCTTGCACCCAACCTTAAATTTTACGACTGTATGTCATTATGCAGGTTATGATCCTGGGTATATCAAATACAAGATGACGAAAGCGATAGAGAGACAGGAGAGGAGAGAGAATGGCAAAAAAAATATGTGAGGTATGCAAGGGTAATGGATTTGTTAGGGTACCTTACGAGATAGCCCGAGAGGAACAATGGGCTGATTGTTCTTTCTGTAATAACCAAGGTGAGATAGAAACACATGATGAGGAAAAAGATGGAAAATACAATTGAGAGTCTGACCAAACAAAAAGAATTTTTACAAGCTGTATGTAGAAAAGCAGGTGCAGAGATAAAAGAATTAAAAGATACGATTAAGAAGTTGGAAAAGGTGGCAGCTATTACAAGTGAAGATGTGATAGATAGATTAAGAGACGCTGAAAATTATGGACGAACAGAAGACTACACGGAGGATAAATGAGACTGGTATTATTAGAAGCCTTAGAAAAAAAATACGAGGCCGAGATAGCTGTAGCCGATGCTACAATAAAGATATATCTCGATAGTCCCGTTGGTATCGGTGAACATCCCCAACATTTAGAAGAGATCGACAAATTGTTGCAGAAGATAGTAGATGCCGAAGAAAAACTAAAAGCCTTAATACCATTTAGATTATGATCAGTGAGACAGACGCAGCTTATATTGCAGGTTTATTCGATGGTGAGGGCAGTATCCAATACAAACAATACGATCGACAGAGAAAAAATAATAAAAAACCCTATCCTACCTGGAACATAAGAATGGAAATAGCTATGACTGATAAGTCTGTTTTGATGTGGATGTATAATCTATTGGGATGTGGAACAGTTAATGAAAAAAGATATAAGACCCCATACACAGTCGGTTGGAAAAAACAATGGCGTTGGCGATGTCAATTTAGAGATGCGTATTATGTCTGTCTATTGATACAGCCCTATGCCCATGTAAAGATAGAACCTATAAACAAGATCATCAAACATTATTCGCATATCACCAAAGATAAATTGAAAGCTAAAGTAATTGATATCGCTAATTATAAAATAGAAAGAAAGGTAAATGAAAAAAATTTTAATATTAATAGTCTTATTGACGTTGACTAATTGTGCCAAAGTGGAGTTCGATAGCTTCGATCCCACCACAGGATTTGTAAGATGGATAATAAATGAGAACAAGAAGAATAGATAAAACCAAAAAAACAAATTTAACTTTCTCAGCTGTGAGCATGAAGTATTTAAGAACACCCAAAGATATCTGGTCAGAGTTAATAAAAGAATTTGATTTTACAATCGATTGCTGTGCATCACATAATAATCATTTGTTGCCAAGATATTACACAATTGATGATGATTGCTTAACTAAAGATTGGTCGGGTGAGGTTGCATATATACATCCTTTATTTGATATGAAGATACCAAAGTTTGTGGAGAAAGCTTACCACACTAAAAATTTTACTGGTGTTTTTCTACTGCCATCTGCCACACATACAAAATATTTTCATGATCACATTTATCATAATCCTAATTGTGAAATAAGATTTTTAAAGAAACCAGTAAAAGGTTTTAGGTTTGGTCATGATGATGGAACCGAAGACGATCCAGATAAGATAGGTTACATAAAACCATTAATGATAGTAATTTTTAGGAATAAATGACATTTGCTTTTGGAATAGGTATGTTCTTTTATGGTATGGTTGCCATATTTATTGGTGCCATGATTGCGTATTATGTTATAAATAAATTTAAAGATGATTAAAAAACCATTAGCTAGAATACTTTCATTGGGTGCAGGAGTACAGAGCTCCACGATGGCATTGATGGCGGATCAAGGAGCATTTGGCGAGAAACCAACGGCAGCTATCTTCGCTGATACCGGTTGGGAGCCTAAACCAGTAATCGATCATTTGAATTATTTAAAATCAAAATTGTCTTTTCCTGTATATATTTGTAAAGCAGGTAATCTTAATGAGGATATATTAAAAGCGACAGACAATGGTAAGTTTGTATCTGTACCCTTTTTTACAATAAATGAAAAAGGTAAAAAAGGTATGGGTCGTAGACAATGCACGAGAGAATACAAGATAACCCCGATTGCTGCAAAGATCAGAGAGCTGTTGGGTATGAAAAAGTATGCAAGATTTCCTAAAACAGAGTATGTTGAAACCTGGGTTGGTATATCAACCGATGAGGTATTTCGAGTAAAAGAGTCAAGATTTTGGTGGCAAAAGAATCGATGGCCTTTGATTGAAAAGAAAATGTCAAGGGAGGATTGTATCGAATGGTACAATGGTAAGGATTATAAAACACCGGCAAAGTCTTCTTGTATTGGGTGTCCCTATCATGATGATTCTTTTTGGTTGGATATGAAAAATAATAGACCAGATGAATTTGCAGCTGCTGTTAAGTTTGATAAAAGAATGAGGGATAACGAACATAATATAAAAAATTATATGCATCGATCCTGTAAAAATTTAGATGAAGTCGTGTTTCATGTAAAACGTGAGGACGAACAATTAGATTTATTTAACAACGAATGTGAAGGGATGTGTGGGGTATGATGGAAGAAAAAGATTTAGATGAATATCATAACATTGGTAAGCCAGTAAAATGGAATAGTAAGTTTACTTACCCAAAGTCTCAAAGAGAGATAGTCATGGGTCGAAGACACTACGCAGTAGATGACCAAAAATTACCATCTGTTACAACTATACTATCACGAACCCAATCAAAAGAAAAGCAGGATTCGTTGGCCGCGTGGCAAGCTCGGGTTGGCAAGGAAGAAGCCACGAGGATCAAGGACCAGGCAGCTTCACGTGGAACAGCTATGCATACCCTTTTAGAACACTATTTATTGGGCGAGAAACACGCTGATTTGACCGATGTAGGGCAAGAGGCTACCATGATGGCACAAAAGGTGATAGATGAGGGTATAAAGGGCTCTCTGAACGAAATATGGGGGTCTGAGGTGACTTTGTGGTACCCAGATTTATACGCAGGACAGACCGATGTGGTGGGTATTTATAATAAACGCGAAAGCATAATAGATTTCAAACAGACTAACAAGCCAAAAAAACGAGAATGGATAGAGGATTATTTTATTCAATTAGCTGCCTACGCGATGGCACACAACTATACATATCAAACTAAGATCCAACAGGGTGTGGTGTTAATGTGTTCAAAAGATGGCTATTTTCAGAAGTTTGAGGTATCTGATGAGGAGTTCAGGCAGTACAAATATAAATGGCTGGGTAGGGTCAGTAAATATTACGAGAACTTAGAATAATTCTAAATTAATTGTATCGTATAGAGTTTTTTCCTAGAGATAAAAAAATAAATTTTTATTTTCAAAACCATGTTACAACGCTATATATGTTACAATGTTAAATAAGTATTGATATA